GCTCTTTGTGATACATTCACCCACGGTTTAGCGTAAAATATAGATCCTAGTACCCTCAAAGGAATACCAAAAATTGCTCTTGATGTATAATACATTCGCAAAAACTCACCAAAACCAAAGACACACTTGTCACCCGGCGATGTCTTCAACCCAATAGCATCCAAACAGCTTGTTATTTGCTCTTCCGTGTAGTAAGAATTTGTCGAAATAATTATGTCATCACCCTGAACCATGTTCTCACCCACTATATTTAGCTCACCCATTAAATAATCACATACGATTTGTGAAACGATGCTTCCTAACAATGATGTTACTCTCCATCCAGACAGAAGTCCCTTTTTATACTTGATCGTTTCACCAAATACATCCAAATATATTTTATCTAAATCATCGACCTGCCTTCGACAAATCTCTGACACGTCATGGCATCCTTGCGATTGCCACTCATCCGCCAGTATTAGCCAAAAACTTGCAAGAATTCGTTTTGTGAATTGATGGTCAAATGATTTAGCATCCACACATATGTAGTATTTTGATGGCACGTTCAAAAAGTCCGAAAGTTTCTTTTGAGATACAAGTGTCGCGTTTATCTTCGGATAGTCGCACTTATAAAGAACATAACACTGTTCAACGTACGAAGCCAATGGTGTAGATATGACTGCTCTTACTTTCGAGTCTTCCTTCAAAGCAACCGCACACCGGTACCTATCGAATTGATCGATCCATGTATGCGGCAGTTTCAAGTAATATGCCAAAATCCCAGCCATGTTTTTGTTCTTCATAAATACGTCTATCTCAACATTCATTTTTAACTTATCCGCTGATTCCTGTAACCACCTTTTTGGCACTGCAACTCCACCAGGAGTTGCCCATTTTGTGTAATCTCTAACATAAGCTGGAAAATCAAGAGAACGTGACAGATAGTTAACATACAAAGCCATAGGTCGAACATAGTATTCCATCTTACCGTAAAACCACTTATCATGGTTCACAAATAGATCAGAATCGTATTCAACCCAACGACGAATGTTTTCAATCAAATCAGCTCTTGTTGCCGTGTTCGGGCCACACAAATTCACCATTCCATCAAACGCACAGAATATGGCACATTTCCGATCATCAATGCCTAGGTCGTCTGCATTGCGAACTCTTCCTGAAAAGTCTCTTGCCATTGTGCGAAACACGTCATCAATGTATTCAGGTTCTACTTCTTTACAAGCGCTGTTCACCTTGTTTGCTAAATACACTAAGACTTTGTGTGTGTTATACATTTTCTGCTTAATCAACAAATCACAATAATAGTTGTAGCCATGCTTGGCGGAACACTGTTTCAACGGACCATCGATCTCCATCCTACACCTTCTCAAATTATCCAAGTCATGATAATTGATATTCAGATCAGCTCGTCTTTCAATCAAATCAATGACTTTCTTCAATACTTTC